GGTGTAGTCGGTGCATCCTTCGACGTGGTTTGCGCGTGCGCGGTCCAGCGTCATCCAGTTGCGGTCTAAGTCGGTGATAGTCCAGCCCATAAAAAACCTTTCGTTAATGCAGCGTAATTACTGCGAGGATGTGCCGACACTGGCCAGCACATCCCGCGCAGGAATCAGGCGCTAGGCCGCGTCGATTTCTTCCGGCTCGTCCTCCTCCTTGTCTGTGTCTGCAATGTAGTGCTGTGCAATCTCGTGGTAATTGATTTCTTGCATTGCGCTGCGTGTGATGTCGGCAAGGAATCCCGTTGCAGGGATTTCGATAACTTCATCGGCCCATGCTTCGATACACTCGGCAAGCGCAAGTGCGGCGTTCTCCTCGCGGGTGAAAGTGTCATCCGCTTCCGCCTCCTTCCACATTTGCGCGGCGTCATCTGTGAAGGCGTCATCGTGCCACAGGTTGAACAACCATGTTTCGTAGTTCGTCCAGCCGTTATATTTTTTGCTCGTGTCCATTGTCTTATGCTCCAAGTTGTTTAATGGTTTCGATACGGTCGTTGATCTCGCGCAACTCCGCCTTGTGGCGCGCGAGCACTAGCAGCTTGTCGGCAAGGTTCAGGCTGTCGGCCATGTCGGCACGCTCCGCCTTCTGGCGGCGGATGATGTCGGCGCGGTCGTTGATGGCGGCGACAAGTGCAAGCCATTCGTCGCCCGCAAGTTCGATGACGTGCGCGCGGATGCCTCCGAGCGGTGCGGGTTCGTAGTAGGTTCGTAGATTCATAGGTCTACCCTTTAGGTTAAAGTTGCCCAACATCGCCCAGCCATTGCCAGCCGTTACGCTGTGCCATGTTCTTTGCGATGATGCGAGCCTGTGCCACGTGTGCCGCTGGTATCCGAAGCGCAAAGCGTTTGCCCTTAGCGTCCGTGAATGTTGCGCGGTATGTGTAACGAGCTTGCATAGACATAAGATAGCACCGATAAAACACTATGCAACCACTAAATAAACATTACATAAAACTAATAGTGCAGTGCAGCAAAGTCAAAAATATGGTAGATGGATTGCGCGCGCGTGCGCCTGCCCTCCTGTGCGTGCGTGCAGGTGTGTGCATGCCTGCCCGCGCCTGCGTGCGCCCGCGCTCGCGTGCCCGCCCGCCCGCGTACAGGTGCATGCCCGCGCCCACCCCCACCCCCCTGTGCGCGCGAGAGGTGGGGGGGTCAAATATATTCTAGTACACACTCTCCCCTAATCCCCCAACTTTCCCCTGTGTCATAACCCACCACCTATTTTTGCTAACCATCCTACAAGGAGGGGGGTCATAACCCAAAAACCGGGAACATTTGCCATGGATGGAGGGGGTATTTTATAAAATGGGGGTGGGGTAAACAAAAACAGGGGGGTCATAACTTCCTATTGATTTCTTTGTTTGCATCTGATACTACTACTTGTGTTATGCGAAGGTGACGCTTGGCGGCGGGGTTTTAAATAGCCTCGCCGTTTTTTCTTATCTGGCAACGGGGTGCGGGGATGGACGATCAGGACTGGCGTGATTGGTACGAGGAGCGTGCGGCGATCATTGAATTTGATGGTGGTGTAGATCGTGAGCGTGCGGAGGTATGGGCGCGGAAGAATTTGAAGCAGGCGTGGGAAAGGTATTATGGCACTAAGTGAATTGGAGATGGAGTTCTGCCGGTTGCAGGCGGATGGCGTGGATGCTGCGGAGGCGGGGCGTCGGCTGGGGCTGACGGGTGTGTTGCGGTTAGCGGGGCGTGCGGATATTAGTGCGCAGGTGAGGGTATTTCGGGATGCGAAGGATAACGAGGAGATTGATCGGGAGAGTGTGGCGGCGGGGCGTGCGGCGCTGGTGGAGTTGGGGATTGTTCCGGACGGGCCTGCGGATAAGCTGCTGACGCTGGACGATGTACAGGGGTTGATGCAGAAGGCGCTGAGGGGGATGGGGAATAACCCTGCGACGGCGCGGGATGCGGGAAATTTGCTGGTGGCGATCAGTCGGATTGCGGAGAAGCGTGAGGACCGGCAGCGTGGTATTGTGGATATTGATAAGGTCACGGACGGGGAGCTGAAGCGGTTGAGCGAGAGTGAGCTGCGGGAGTTTGTGCAGGGCGTGGTGGCGAGGATGAAGAAGTAACGTAACAGGGGGATTTATGCCGTTAAAAAAAGGAAAAAGTAACAAAATAATTTCTGCGAACATTCGCGAAGAAATAAAAGCTGGGAAGCCGCAGAAGCAGGCGGTTGCGATTGCGTTGAGTGTGGCTGGGAAAAGTAAAAAGCAGAAGCCTGCGAATAAGCGGAATCGGTAATGGCCGACCTTCACCCTGCGATGCTGCGGAAGCTGGAACTGGCGTGCAAGCGGCTGGATAGTATCTGGGCGATGGAGGATTCGCTCCACGAATTTGTGAAGGGTTGCTGGCCGATTATCAGCGGCGGGTATACGTTTCAGGATGGATGGGCGGTAGAGGCGATTTGTGAACATTTGATGTCTCTCGAACGCGGCGACATCAAGCGATTGTTGATAAACCTGCCGCCACGGACCGGGAAATCACTGATATGCAGCGTGGCGTTTCCGGTGTGGTGCTGGTTGCGCAATCCCGCTGAAAATATAATGAGCATTTCATACATTGACGATCTATCGCAGCGCGATAACGTGAAGTCGCGGCGGTTGATTCAGAGTTCGTGGTTCCAGAATAATTGGGGCAAAAGAATCGTGCTGGCGAGCGACCAGAACACGAAAGACCGGATGACGACGACGGCAGGCGGAGACAGACTTGCGATGTCCTTCATGGGCGGCGTGACTGGGGACGGCGCGGGTATACTTATAGTGGATGACCCCAACTCAGCCTCTGCCAGAAGCAAGACAATTCTCGACCGCACGAACGAGATTTTCAGCGTTACCTTGCCGACGCGATTCAACGACATGAAGACCGGACGGCAGGTGGTGATCCAGCAGCGCGTGCATGAGAATGACGTGTCGGGGTTCATACTCAGCGAGGAGAAGCACGATTACGTGCATCTGATGCTGCCGATGGAATTTGAGCCGGAGCGCGCGTGCGAGACGATTGTGCTGCCGAGTACCGCGCCGGAGAAGTGGCGCGATCCGCGCACGGAGGCCGGTGAATTACTGATACCGGAGCGGGTTGGGCCGGTGGAGCTGGAACGGCTGAAGCGCGCGCTGCGGCAGAGCGGTGGTGAGTATGAGGTTGCGGGTCAGTTGCAGCAGAGGCCGGCGCCGGCGGAGGGTGGTATCGTAAAGCGGGCGTGGTTTAAGCGCTGGACGGATGCCGCGCCACCGGAATGTGATATGGTGGTGCAGCTATGGGATACGGCGGTGAGCGAGAAGAAAGAGGCGGCGTATAGTGCCTGCCAGACGTTTGGCCTGTTTGATACCGAGCATGGGCGCGCGGCGATTTTGCTGGCGGCGTTTCGGGATAGGATGGAATTTCCGAAGCTGTATGCGACGGTGAAGCTGATGGGGAATGATTACCGGATCAAGGTGGTAAGCAAGACGGAAGATGGCGGCTGGACCGCGGATCGGTTGCCGGATGGAAAATGCGTGCCGGACGTGATTATCATCGAGGCGAAGTCGTCGGGGCAGAGCCTGTTGCAGTCGATACGCAGACTGGATTTCCCGAAGGCGTCGGTGATTGGATTCAACCCGACGAAGTATGGGGATAAGGTATCACGGATGCGGAAGGTGACGCACCTCGTGGAAGGGGGGATGATATACCTGCCGGAGAAGCCTGGTCAGCCGGGCGTGCTGCGTCCCCACGCGAAAGAATTTGAGGATGAGATCTCGGTGTTTCCACAGGGAACGTCGAAGGATGTGGGCGACGTATTTTCCATGGCGCTGACGTGGATGATGGAGCGTGGATTGTTGTCGTCGCAGCTCGAAACGATTTCGTATGTGACAGAGAGCGATGATAGTGATATAGTATCGCGTGAGCAGGCGATTTACTGAGGGGATTTCCATGAGAGATAAAAACGCGATGGGTATGGACGAAGCCGCTCCGGACGAGGGTGACGCGCTGAAGTCGATCATGGACGAGCTGGGAATTACCGTTACGGGCGACGTGGCCGATGCGCAGCAGGACGATGGTCTGATGGGTGATGACGACGATCTGGAAGGTTTGGAAACGGACGAGAACGGGGATATAATCATCACGCTGGAAGAAGGTTCTGTTGATGCCGATAAGGCGATGGAGCTGGCGCTGCTGGGTTGGAACGATAACGTGGCGTCGGTGATGGAGCCGAATGCGCTGCGGAAGATTGGTGCGGATCTGAAAGCTGCGGTCGAGGCGGATGATGATACCTGCGCGCCGTGGCACGAGATGTACGATCACGGCGTGCGATTGCTGGGACTGACGATTGAAGAGAAGACGTGGCCGTTCAAGGGCGCGTGTAGCGTCACCGACCCGATGTTGATTGATGCCGTTGTGCGTGCGCAGGCGCAGATCTACGGTGAGATTCTGCCGGCGGAAGGCCCGGTGAAAATTGCCGAGGGTGGGAATGCAGACGAGGCGGTGATGGCGGCGCAGCAGCGCGTGTCGGCGTTTATGAATCACTACCTGACGGACGTGCAGGAAGATTATTATGAGGACATGGATCAGGCGCTGTTGATCGGTGTGTTCGCGGGCGACGTAATCAAGAAGGTGTACGAAGATCCGTTGCAGGATAAGCCGGTGTCGTATTACATCCCGCCCAAGGATTTTATCATCAACTACGGCACGCGGTCAGTGAGAACCGCCACGCGCGCGACACACCGATACACGCTGGCGCAGGCGGCGGTGAAGGAGATGCAGGCGGCAGGGGAATTCCTCGAAGACGCACAGCTCCAGCCGATACAGCTCGGTGGTGTGGACGATGACCGCGACAACGAAACGGATCAGGCGCTCGGACTCGACGGTGGCGCGGCGTATAGCGAAGACCGGGATTATCTGTTCTACGAAGTGCATACGGTATTGGTAATTGAGGAATTGCAGGATGCTGCGCGGCACGAGCTGCCCTGTCCGTATATTGTCACGCTGGATGCGACGACGGGCACGGTGGTATCGCTGAAGCGGAACTGGTCGCAGAACGATCTGAAATGTAAAAAGCTCCATGCGTTTGTGCAGCATAAGATGTTGCAGGGGCTGGGATCGCGTGGCTGGGGTATGGTGCATCTGCTGGCGAACCGGACGGATTTTAAGACGAAGATTATGCGGCAGACGGTGGATGCGAACACGATGGCGATGTTCAGGCCGATGGCGCGCACGAAGGGAATGCGGCTCACGTCGAATAATTTCCTCGCGGGGCCGGGCGAGTGGGTTGAGATTGATACGATGGGTCAGACGCTGACGAACAGCGTGATGCCGATTCCGTATGAGCAGCCGTCGCAGTTGTCGCTGGAAATGTACCGCGAGATTGACCAGGGGAGCAAGTCGATCATCGGTGCGACGGAGATTGGTGTGGGCGAAGGCCGCAGCGATGCGCCGGTTGGTACGACGCTGGCGCTGATTGAGGCGGCGCTGAAGGTAATGACGGGCAGCATGAAGCGGATACACGCGACGATGCGCCGTGAGTTCGGGATGATAAAAGACCTGCTGGCCGATTGGATTGAGACCAGCGAGCAGGGGATGGCGCTGGCGGCGCAGATGGGCGTCACGCCGATGGACATGCGTAATACGCAGGTGATACCCGTCAGTGATCCGAACATTGCGTCGGATGCGCAGCGCATGCTGAAGGCGCAGGCGGTGGTGCAGGCAGCGCAGATGCTGACGGAGGCCGCACCACCGCACATGATTGAGGCGATGCGGTTTGCGTTCCGGAGTTTTGGTATTCCGAATCCGGATAAATATCTGCCGAAGCAGAAACCACAGGCGATGCCGCTCGATCCGGTGACGGAGAACATGAACGCCACGATGGGCCTGCCGCTGAAGGCTGGGTTGGATCAGAACCATCAGGCGCACATGCAGGTACACATGGTGGCGCAGGGTGCGACGGGGATGATGGCGCACATCCAGGAGCATGCGGCGATGCAGATGCGCATAGATTTTCAGCAGAAGATGGGCATGATGATTCCAGAAGGACAGTTGCCGCCTGAGCTGGAGAATGCGATTGCGATGAAGGCCGCGCAGGTATCGCAGCAGTTGATGCCGAAGGGCAAGGATGGCGAGGGCGAGATGCCGATGAGCCAGGTGATGATGGCCGATATTGCGCAGAAAGCGAAAGCCGCTGCGGATAAGGTCAGGGTCGAGGAGATGAAGGTGCAGCAGGATGCGTACAAGTTGGCGGTCACGCAGTCAGAGGGTGCGGCAAACCGTGCGGCGAAAATGGAAGTGAAAAAAATCGACGCGGTGACGAAGCTGATGACGGATGATTCGAGCGCTGGTCAGGCGCTGCCGCCGGAGGTCAGGTAATGAGCGAGCCACTGATAGTGCCGTTTAACCGCGTGGATATTGTGGTGTCGTCTGGCAATCCGGTTGGTGTGTATCACCACAACGTGAGTGGATACACGGCGGCGTTTTTAGATGAAATAGCAGTTGACGCACTGGAAAAAGCTGGTACAGTGATAGCGTTGGATTACACCACGGAAGATGGTGAGCGGCACGAAGGCGTTACGGAATATGATCCTGTAGCCTCTCGCATAAAAAAAGACGGAAAACTTTATATCATTTTTATGGAGAGTTAAATGGCTAAGTCGAAAGTTCCTACCTCGAAGAGCGTACAAGACGGCAATCGCGCTAAGGCTGCGAAGATGCTGGGTGGCGCTGCTGCGAAATCCGTTACCGATAGCATCCCGACGAAAAAGTCCGGCGGCGCGGTAATGAAGAAAGCAATGGGCGGTGCTGCAAAGGCATCGGGTCGCAAGGGCAAGTGCTAACGCGCTAAGTACCCATGTATCCAGAAATCATACAGGCATACCTTGCGCGGTTGCGCGAGATGCAATCATTTTGCATAACGCAGATGCTCGACCCATTGGTAATTGATACCGATCTTGGGGTGACGGGATCGTTGTCAAAATTGGCCGCGATCCGAGAGCGTCACAATACGCTGCTCATGGCGGATAAAGTGCTGGTTGATTTGCTGGGTGAAGCTGATCGTTTCAAACAGAAAGATAAAGAAAATGTCGCTGATAATGCCGCAGAGCGGGGAGATGGACAGTTCATCTATTAAGCCGAATACCCCGAAAGAAGTTTTTCCTCCGTCGCTCGATGATTACGATGGTGAGCCAACCGGATATAACGTGCTGCTGCGCGTGTATCTCCCCAAGGATTATGGGATATTTGAATTTGATGGGAAAGAAGAGCTGCGGAAGCGTTCCTGCCCGTCGCTGGTGCTTGATAACAAACTGAAGGAATTGCTGCTGTACGAGCAAGTAGTAGGGCAGGTTGTGGCGATTGGCCCCGATGCCTACAAGCGCGATGCTGAGAACAGTTTCCCAAGCGGCGCATGGTGTAAGCCGGGCGATTACGTCCTGTTCGTTCGTTCGCGCACGGATTCGTATTTGTATAAGGGGCACACGTTCAAAATTATTCCTGATACGGGCGTGAAGAAAGTAGTGAAGAGTCCTGACGAGTACGATCTCGACGGGACGTGGGCAAACCAGGTAAGGATTTAATTTATGACTGAGAACAACGAAGGCGCTATCCCGAACGATGATAAGGCGATGAGCGATGTGTCCAAGCTGCTGAACAGCTTACCGGACGTGGTGGATGATCTGCGCGATGGTGGCGCGGCAGGTGGTGAAGAAGAAACCCCGAAGGCAGAAGTGGAGGTGGAATTTGACGAAGATGGCGGATTCAAGGTCTTCGAGAAAGACGAAGAGGCAGAAGTTCAAAAAGCTCCGGCAGGAAAAAAAGAGGGAGTTGAAAGAACTGAACGAGACAAGAGACGCCGTGACCCGCAAGCGCGCATTGATAAGGTTACTGGAAAAATGAAAGAGGCCGAGGAGCAGGCGCGTCGCGCTCGCATCGAGGTCATGGAAGAGCGTCGCCTGCGGTTTGAAGGCATGGATTTCCAGTATGCGCAGGGGATTATCATTGCCGAGCAGCAGGAGAAAGAGGCGATCCGCGCGCTGGTAGAGGCGAAAGAAAACGGCGATACCAAGGCGGAGATCGAGGCGCAGCAGCGTATGGCCGAGGCGCAGAGCAGCAAGACCGAATTCACGAAAGCGCGGATTCAGGTTAAGCAGGAAGCAGATGCGCTGCGAACGAGGGTATCGTCCGAGATTAACGATATTCGCA